GGTGTTATCGTTGCCAATGGTGTTTAAAAATAAGGTTTGAACTCCAACAGCGGTATTGTTGTCACCGCTAATGTTAACTGGTAATGATATTCTTCCAATAGCAGTGTTAGCAATGCCTGTTGTGTTATCGTTAAGAGCATCAAATCCAACAGCAGTATTACTGTCGCCTTGAGTGTTGGCCTGAAGTGTGCCAGCGCCAATTGCCGTATTGTTAAAACCAGTAGTATTAGTGTTGAGCGCATTGACTCCTGCGGCAGTATTAGAACTAATTGCTCCAACACCTTTGCCAAAAGTAAGACCTTGAACTGATAATGTTGAAGTGGTCGTAATGCTACCCGTAGTGCTTATGTTGCCGCTAGTAATAGCAGAGCCGCTAACTTTATTTGCTGCTGTAATTTGCGCTAATTTTGCATCGGTAATAGTGCCGTCTGCTATGTCGGCATTAACAATAACGCCAGCACCAATAGCAGTAACGCCTGTATTGCTTATGGTTACATCTCCTGTAACTGCGGTGCTGGTTGCAACGTTTGCGCTGCTGCCAACAAGAATATTGGCACTTGTTAATGCAGCAAGTTTACTGTAACTAATAGCAGCATCGGATTTAATATCAGCATTTATAATTACGTCCGAAGCAATGGCAGTAACGCCTGTATTGCTAATTGATATATCGCCAGTAACTGCTGTGACAGTAGCTACATTACCGCTGCTGCCAACAAGTATATTTGCACTTGTTAATGAAGCCAGTTTGCTATAAGCAATAGCAGCAGATGCGTTTATATCAGCATCAAGAATCGTGCCATTCAGCAACATTGCGCTAGTAACGCTTCCAGTGTCGCCTGTTGTTATTACCGTTCCAGTGACATCCGGGAATGTAATCGTGCGATCAGCCGTAGGATTTACAACTGCAATAGTAGTTTCATTTGCGTCTGCACTACTACCTTCAAAAGTTAAACTGCCTGCTGTGCCAATCTCTAAATTTCCTGTTATCGTGCCGCCAGTTTTTGCTAGCTTTTCATTATCTAATTCTACAATTGCACTTTGAACATTAGTTGCTACAATATCTCCCGCAGGTGTAAATACAATTCCAGTTGCATTATTAGCTGCTGCAACTGTTGTTGATACATCGACAAGCGTCCATGATGTGCCAGTCGATATCAAGAAATCTGGCGGCTGTAATGCCACGGCAGGGGCTGGTGCTGAACCAGTGCCTGTTGTTCCTACGACAACATAGTACTGCTTGTTTGTTTCAGATGAAGCAGGTAATACACCACCTACAGTAAGACCTAATCCGGCACCGGCTGCCGATATAGAAGTCATAACATTTGTAGATGCGTTATAGATACCTGCAAAAACTAATTCACCACTTGTTACCGTAACTGATAGCCATGCACTACCATTCCAAATATATAAATCACTATTTAATTCATCCCAAAATAATTGCCCCTGGAAATCAGCCGTAGGAAATTCTACTATTCCAGATGTACTGCCACTACCGCCAAATTTTATCGTAGACGAATTAGCTAATTTTTCACCAGTAATAGTGCTAGTGCCAATTAAATTTGCCGCAAATGTACCACTTGTAATCTTTGATGTATCTATGTTTGGTATATCACCAGCACTTAATGTTGCGCCAGTAGTAACATGCCCCTGAGCATCTATAGTTAGTTTGGTGTAGGTGCCAGCCGTTGCTGAGTTAGTGTGATTTAATGCGCCTGCTCCCGTTACCGTTAGGCCAGTGCCTGGTTGTATAGCGCCATTCACGCCAGCAGCAGCTAGCGGTAAATCGGTAGCAGTTAATGCTCTAAATGTAGGTGCTGCCGCAGCGCCAGTAGTAGGACCAGCAAATACTCTTGCTGCCGATTGGGTGTCGAGAGTAGTCGTAATTGTTGCAACACCTGTTGAGTTTACAGCCGCACTAAAAGTAAGCGGAGTAGTATCAGTAAATATAAAACTATCTACAATGCCCGCAGATTGTTGCCATGCACTACCGTCCCACATGTATTGCAGTTTTGTAACTGTATTAAACCATTGCTGCCCAGTAAAAACACCGTTTATGTTAGGTGATACTGCTGCGATTACTGTTGTAGATTGATTAGCTAGTTTGTCTGCCGTAACTGCGTCATCAGCAATTTTTGCTGTAGTTATTGCACTATCAGGCAGCTTTGCAGTTGTAACTGCATTGTTTGCAATCGTAGTTGCAAATGATCCAGTTCCAGTGCCTGACACGTCACCAGTTAGCGTTATAGTTTGATCGCCTGTATTAGTGCCGCTGCTACTGCCTGAATGGGTGCCACTGACCGTGCCATTTTGCGTAGCTAACGTACCAAGCCCTAGCGTGGTGCGTTGCGTTGCAGCATCTGCATCATCAAGCAGTGCGCGACCCGCAGCAGTAAGTGTAATCTCTTCCGCAGTACCTGCGCCTGAACTAAAGCGACCTATAATTTTGTCTGTAGCTGTAAGACCAAGTGCCGCTACACCTAGTTTTGTAGTGCTAGCTTGGTTTAGCTTGACCAAATCAATACTGCTACTATCCGCTAAATTAGCAGCGCCCTGGAATAAACTTTTAGCTGTTATTTTTTTGGTCTCGCTAGAGCTGCTATCGACAATAGGCAATAAGTCGTTTGCTGCTAAGGAGTTTTGCCCCAGTTCAGTCAGTTGCGATATGCGCTGGTCAGCCATAAGAAAATACCTGATGCCCTATTCTAGTCGGTAAGTTCAGTTAGCAGGAAGTCAAGGGATTCTTCAATTTCAATGCGATCAGTATCTTCCTGCAATAGATAGCCCGATGGTTCGCCAATCAACAAGCGGATTTCACCAGTTGTTACAAAGTCAAAAACGCACGAAATTATTTGATCTGCCCTTACTTCGATACCTGCTTTTGTTATGGCTGCATCAAATTCATAATAGATATTTTGTGTTTCAGGGTAGATATCATCTTCTGTTAATTGCAGAAAACACTTAAACTCACTGCCAATATCAGTCCGGTTTATTAATTGAAGCATTAGTAATGAATTTTCTGTTTGGCCGCTATTTTCTGTATTAAAAAAGCAATCAATCGTACCACCGCCGCTGATCAAACCAGCCGAATACATGCGTTTAAATTTATCCGACATTGTTGTGGTTTCTATTGTTTCGCGATCAGTATTGAATGTAAAGCCCGTTACATCTCCTAAAACACGCGCAACAGATCCGTTTATCTGTACGCTAATTGTTAAAGCAGCGCCAGTAAATGCCTCTAGTGGATATTCATCGGCTCTAGTATTATTAATTGCAGCACTAAACGTATCAAATAAACGAATACCTCCCATTGCATTTATATTTACATAAGCTTTTATGTTACCTTGAGTTGTGCCGTTAGGCCATGTAGCAGCAGGTAAAAAATCCAATCCCCTGTTATCTGCTGTTGTAATTGTAATCTGATCTCCAGTTACTATATTTTCTAGTGAATCAACAAAGCTAAAGCGGCTTAATGATACGTTTATATCTGCTGGCAATATTTTGCTGCTAAATGATTCGACAGATTTGCGTTGTAATTTTATTTTGCCGTGATGCCCTAAGAAATACGTCATGCGTCAACAAGTTCACGGAATGGCCCGTCAACGGTAAAATTAATAGCAACTGAACTTAGCTCACCAGTGCTCACCTGTAACGATGCACTTGTGATAAAAGCGTTAAATGCAATATCATCTTTTATATCCACACCATTTGTATTTGTAACAGATGCAACACGTAATACCATCCCGACCCCATCGCTAGCAGTAACTCCAGCCGATGTAGTCTTCATTATCTTGTCTAAAAAACTGTTAAATTGTACGCCAGTATCAGTTGCTTCTTTACGATAATATAAAACTGTTGCACTTCCAGTGGAACTTACGATGCCCGGCGTATAGCTTTTAACAGCAGAATCTAACGTGGTAGTTTCCAATAATTCTAAGGTGGTCTCCAAGCTCCAATCGCGTAATTTTAATGCTTGATCGGCTGATACTGGTGTTACGTCACCTGTGCCGACAGTTGTAAGGAATAAGGCCCCAGAGCGCCCAGTATAAAACGCCATACTATGGAAGCGGCAATGTCTTTTTAGTCTAGCGCACCAGTCACAGTAAAAATACCATCGTCAAAATTTGCAATTTCTGATAACCCATCGCTAGTGCATGGGTAGTTTGTACCGCGTACCGTGATCTCGCCTTCCTCATCCATCTCCACCTCTGTCACTCGGAACACACGTCTAGTAGTGGTTTTCTGACCAAGTACAAATAGGTAGCCTTCCACATCAGCTAAGTTTGCAGCAATATTA